GAACTCGGGCTTTGTTACTCGTCCGACCGCTGGGCAGGGTGGTGCTGGCAGGCTTGTGGTTGCAACGGGCACGGTCCTGTTTGCAGCCACCACGGCCACCACTGTCGCGACCCGTATGGTTCGTATTCCCTCTAATGCTATCGTGAAGTCAGTCGCCTTTGCGCTCGACCTCGCTGGTGGCACGGCGACCACGTTGACCGGCGCTACCGGCCTGTTGTTCTCGGACAACGCTCTGGATGGCACCAGCATCATCAACGCTGGCTCGCTCACTCCCTACTCGTCCTCGTTCTTCACGGCGACGACTGCGATGGCTGGTTACACCACCGGCTTTACCAACGTCACGTACCTGAACTCTGCTGGTAACTCGGCTACGGACGGCTACAATGTTCCCTCCTCTAGCACTCTGCCGATCTGGTTGGCTGTTACGCAGGGCGGACCTGGGCCGGTTCAGACGCCTGGCGCTTGGGCGGGCACTGGTGCAACCTCGCTCACCACTTCGCCCTCCTATCACGTTGGCGTCGATCCGGGCGGGTTCTTCGATGTGTTCTTCCAGCCGACTACCACGACCTCGCTTTCGGCTGCGATGAACTTCACCTGCGAAGTCACCTACGTAACTACGTAAGATGGCTGACACCTATCAATCTATGGTGATGGGCGCGGAGCTTGTAGCTGGCAGTGGGGGTATCTCCACTGTCAACTCAACTCTTGCAACCCTAGTCGCCGATGGTGCCAGTCCTACGCAGGCCCATGTCACTGCGGTTGCTAACGCTGTTCTAGCCTTCCAAGGTGGGGCTCTCACTCCACACGCGGCAGTCTTCCTCAACGTTGACACCACCCAAGTTTCCACGGCTTCCGTGCTCCGGGGTATCCTGTTGCAGATGGTGAGCCGTATGACCAACGGAGGGTTATCCCCCTAATGGCGCAGGTCAATTATTTCTTTTCGACTATCGTTCCAGCTGGTGGTGATCGTGCCTACACGGCTGCAAACTCTGCCACCCTTGGTGATTTGAACCAGGGTACATCCACTAACCTGGCGGACGCATTTGAGTTTCGTGTCAGTACCGGGGTCACTGGTTACACCAACCCCACCAAGCGCGATATCATCAACTTCCTGCGCCTCGTGGAGCGGTGGGTTCTCGACCAAGGCGGCTCGTCTACTAACTCGGGCCAGGGTCTCGATTACCTGATTACCGCTACCAGCGGCACAGTCGGTATCCCCTAATGGACCGTTACCCCGCGCTAGAACGCTCGGCAAGCTATGGCTTCGTCAGTGGCTCGGTTATCGCTGGGGTTGCCATCATCGGCCCGGTCGCTGGCACTACTTTGGCTTCGACGGCAGGGCTCATCAACCCGGTGGGCTCTGGCGTCATCGTCAAGATCAAATCGGTTATGATCGCTAACACCACAATCTCTGTGGCGTTGAAGTCTATGGTGATCGGTGTTCAGTCTGTGTTTACCTCGGCCTCGGGCTCGACCCAACCCTCTTCTATCACCAAACAGACTGTTGTTTCCACCCCGTTCGGCACCACCTACACCGGGCAGGCTTACACCTACTCGGCGGCTACGCTGAACTTTGGATCGGGCCATGAGTTCTTCGATGCCAACTTCTACCCGTTCGGCACCTTCCAAACCGCAGTGGGCTGGAGCCAGGGCTTCGCTGAATTTAGCGATGAGTTAATCCTCAACCCCGGCACCAATGCAGCGCTGTACAATATGGTGACTGCGATTGCTGGCGTGCAGAACACTTGGACCTGGGAAGAATATCCATTGCAGGCGATCTAATGGCAAACATGACATATGTGAACCGTTGCCCTGTGGCCGTCGCGGCTACTGGTGGTCTCGGTTCCTACCCCGCGCCTGGCAACAACAGGTTCACTACGGTCGATCCGGCCCAGGTGTTCAATGCTGCGGAGAGTACCGCTTGGACGGTGCTGATCGTGGCGGCGAATGCTGCGGCGGTCACTGCCGGCTACGGGCAGAATGATCCTGGCTATGGGCAGGGCATGATTACCAATTATGGCACCTACCTTGCCAGCGTTCTGGCGGCTGCTAAGACCGCTGGTTATACTCCGGGCACCGCAGCGGTGGGCAGTATCACCCCCAATGGTATCTGGACCTGGCTCTACAATGCCACGGCTCTGAACGGGACCATCCTCGCACCAGGGACTTGATATGGCTGAATACACTACTAGCGTAGATATCGCCAACAAGGCTCTGCAACATCTCGGCGCACCGCTGATCGCCACCCTGGCAGACAACAGCAAGAACGCCGTGCAGATGAATTTCGCCTACGACAAATGCCGGCAGGCTGAACTCCGCTCTCACGTCTGGCAGTTCTCGATCGCCTATTCGTCTCTGTCGGCTGCCAGCCCCGCCACCCAAGCTTTCCAAAATGGGGCAGTCCGCAATAGGTTTACGCTGCCAGCCAACTATGTGCGTATGGCTCAGCAAGACCCGCATACGGCTGGTGTCTCTAACCAGAATGTGACGGCTGGCCTCCAGTGGTCCGACTATTCAATAGAGGGTACGATCCTTCTCACCGCGAACCCAAGCGTCCTTCTTCGGTACGCATCGGACATTACCATCGTCACAGCCTTCGATGCTCTGTTCGATGAAGCCCTGGCGGCTCGCCTGGCATTCGATACGTGTGAAGTCATCACCCAGAACCTCCAGAAGCGCGGGCAGATGGCACAGATTTACGCTGAGCGTATCGCTATGGCCCAGACCCTTAACTTGATTGAGACCGCTGCTGATGAGCCGACTGAGCTTGAAGCGATGTTCTCGCGCATTAATCAGAACCCTAATGGGCCTGTGCAACCACAACAGGGTGGTGGTAGAGGGCAACGGTAATGGACGCCTTCAAGGCTCCAGTTGACATCTACAATCGGGCCGCTCAGCATATGCACCTGCCTCGTATCGCTGCTCCTGGTGATATGTCTCAGGTAGCGCAGGAGCTAAACTTCGCCTACGACAAGATCAGACAGGCCGAGCTACGCCGCAATCTCTGGAGGTTTGCCACCAGGAGGCAGCAAGTCAGGCCGCTCGACTACACGACGATGATTATAAAGCCCTTGTTGTGGCAGGCATCTACAGCCTACCCTGCCGGGGCCATCGTCTCTTATCCGCTGGGCAACTATTGGATTAGCCGGTTGCCTAACACCAATCAGGTGCCGAGCAACACCACGGTAGACAGCTACGGCGAACTGGTGTGGGATAGCTACTTCGGCCCCCTCACCGCGCAATCTTGGAACCATCAGGTGCCCGGTCAACCTGAGCCGTCGCAAGGCAGCGGGGGTAGTGCCGCGTATGATACCCCTGGTTCCGAGAACTACCAGGCTGGTGAGCTTGCTTTTGTCCCTATAGGGAATGGCACCGCAGTCCTGTTCCAATGCCTCCAGGGCACCAACATTGGGCCTCTTGAAGCCGAAGGATATGTAGACAACCACTATTACAACAAGGGGCAGATTGTCTCTTGGCCTAGCTTGGCGACCTTCATCTTGGGGCCGAATGGTGATACACTATCTGATGCGTCCGGTCTAGGCAATGTTCTATACCAGAGCACCAGCGACATCAACATCGGCAATGATCCCCAACTTACTCAACTTGGTCCTGGCTCTGGTGGGGCACCGCCTTGGGATGGTGTCACCAGTTTTGTGGTTTCAGACTACGCTTACGGAACTGACAATCAAATCTATCTATGTGTAGCACCCAGCACTGGCAACTACCCCGATGGTGTGGACGAGCAAGGGAATGTGGTTACTCCTGGCTCCAATCCTGTCACCGATTATGCCAACGCCTTCTGGCAGCCGCAGTATATGTATATGGGTATGTGGCAACCGCTCGCCACCAATCCCGGTGCTCTGTCTATCCACTGGCAGCAGATACAAGCCAATCTGGTTCCGATCACCCTCGCGTGGCCAAGAGGCTCAAGAGGTTGGCCAGTCGGCACCGGCCCCGCATCAGAAGAGACGAGCAGCAATATCTATCGGCTCCCGGCGAACTGGATGCGCAGGGCAGCAGAAGACCCGAAATCGGACCTGGCTCCCTACCTGGGTGGACCGAGCTTCATCAACTACAAGGATTGGGTATTCGAGGGCGATTGGATGATAAGTCATCTGACGGGTCCAGTTCTATTCCGTTTCGTCGCCGACGTACAGGACGTTACCGCATTCGATCCCATGTTCGCTGAGGCATTGGCCCTGGCCCTGGCGATTGAGTGTGCTTCTGCTTGTGGCAGTAAACGTCCTCTCAATGAGATTGTTAGTCTCTATAAGAACGTGATTGAGGATGCCCGCACGGTGGACGCCATCGAACAGGGCATGACAACTGAACCCGATGATCTTCTAATTGCAGTGAGGCGATAATGGCGACCTTGACCCTAGCTACTATGTCGGCAGCCCAAGTGCTCGCGACCAAGCTCATCACCGTCAACCAGGCCCTCACTACCCTGGCGGGCAACCCAGCCTTGTCAACGCCGCTTCTGTCCTTTGCAGGCTTCCCGCCCGTCCCTACTGACCTGGTGTCTAGCTCAGTTTTCAACGCAGCTTTCACTAGCGTTCTACAGGCTGAACAGACCGCCTTAGTAGCGGCCCTCG